CGTCAATTTCAGAAAGACGAACCATGTAACGCTCTAGATAATCTAGAAGAAGTAGAGCTGCATCTGTACGTTGAGTTGCGGTAGCACCACGGAAACCAAGAGCATTGAAAGTTGCGTTTGGAGCGAGTACTGGCGATGCACCGTAGTTCATACCAGAGTAATCAGAACTAAATGGAACACGATTTTGAGTAAATGCACCCTGAGCAATCATGCAAGCAATTTGCTTATCACGAATGTAGCTAAGCTTAAGACCAGCTTGACGAGCTAGTTCAGCTCTATAGTCCCATTGGGTAAGCATAAGGTGGATGTCGTCAAGTTCAAAGAACGCAGCCATTGGGCGTTGGTCTAGTGAAATGTCAAACCAACCTGGATTCTCTGTACCAGAGTTACCAATGAGTTCTTGACCAGCATTCCATACGCCAAGGTGGCCAACGGTACCAGTAATTGGGAATCTCTTGGTTGTACCTGATTCAATGGTTTCAGTAGTAACCATTGGCTCAAACATATTGTATTGGTCATAAGCGTTGATTACTTCGCCTGACCAAATAGGAAGCCAATAATTTGGATCTGAACCGTTTGGGTTAGAAACAGCTGGAATTGAATTTGGTGAAGCTGCTGAACCACCATCTGGCCAGAGATTTGTATTAGTACCGACTGGATAAATTGGATTGGTGTTTGCACCGAGTTGAGTTGGAAGCCATGCCATATTTGTTTCTCCTTATATAGAAACTCTCTATTATTATTAAACATTAAACAAAGGAGAAACCCTTAATTATTCCGTGTCCCTAAGGATTATACGGAGTTAACGATTTCTGTAACCGTAGCGAGATGTATTAACAACCATTGCTTCTACTGCTTGGCGATATTTCGCATCTAAACGAAATCTTGGATCTCGTAAAGCAGCTTGTTGTTCAGCTTGGTTTTTAAACACCTGTACGGATTGTGGAACCTGTGAGGGGTTGACCCGATTATCCATTGGCTTAGGTTCCTGTGAAGGGGCCTTTGGTGGGTTTTGTTGCTCAAAGCGTGCCTTGAGTCCCAGGAGGACATTCTTATAGGCATTAGTCTGGAGAGCACGATTAGTTGCTGCAACCTCTTCAGCTGTTAGATTATCCTGGGCCCATTTAAACATGCGCTTAAGATTGTCATTGCCTCCGACAACCGACGCAGCATCGTCCCAAGATTGCTTAGCTAAAGCCTTGCGGCCCTTAATCATCTGCTCAATGATTACCTCATCAGCACCCATCTTTGCTTGGATCTCCTTGCGGGTAGCGTCACTTACGGCACCCGTTGAGTCAATTTCCTTGCCCCAACGAAGCCAATCTTCTGCGCTAACCCGAGCCGTAGATCCAGGCTGGGGAGTAGGTGGTGGTGTAATCTTGAGGTCTTCAGGGATACCTGATAGATCCTCGACTGGCTCAGGCTTGGCCTGAGCAACTGGCTGTGAGTCCTGATAATTAGGATTGGTCACGCCATTTTGATTGTATTGCTTCTTTAAGGAAGCGATTTCCTGTCTTGCCTGAGTAAATCCCTTACGGGCTTCTACTAGGCTGTTGAACCAATCATCAGCTGATTTGAAGTTACTTGGGATCTTTTGTCCCTGGTCCTGAACGTACTTCATGAACATTGCACGCTCATGGACTGTTTGTGGATCTTCAGTTTGAACTGGTGTGGCTAGTTGTGGCTGAGTCTCGACAGGCTGAGATTGTTCAGCGTTGTTAATTTCTGGCATTTAAATATCTCTCCTTTAGATTGTTCGTTACTTGGAACGAGTCTTAGGTTTCTTAGGGTTAATTGGTTTCTTAGAATCTGGTCTAGGACCAGTACGAGTCTTTACATATTCCATGTCTGTCTTGCAGGGTTTGCCCATCTTCATTTCTTCTTCATCTTCTTTCCTGAAGCTTTCTTCTTAGAAGCTTTCTTTTTCTTTGGCATTGGTTTTTCTTCTGGCATTGGCATCTGAGTACCTAGACCCATTTGTGATTCCATCATACCAGGACCATATCCAGTTGGCATACCCATGCCCATACCCATCATTGGCATTCGTGACATATTAACCTCGCTTTTGCTTATAGGTTCTTCGTGAATAGTTTAAAATATTTAATATAATTGATCTAGCCCATTCAATATAACCTGGTTCTGCTAAGTGAGTAGTTGGTGTACTTGAACCAGCTCCTGTTGTACCACTGCCATCCCAATACTGACCAGTTACATAATCAGAACGTGGCAATGACTTAGCATGATCTACTGCTGTAATGGTGTTATCACCTGATCCATCAAACAAAAGTCTAGAGATATCATCACTAAATGTATTTGATGTTATAGGTCCACCTACAACAACAAAAGCTAAATCCGAAGGAGCAAAACCACAATTAACCCATTCTTTCTTTAGCATAATTATTGAATTTTCAAAAGAATCTTTTACACGTTTGGTAGCATTAGTGCTGTTTGTAGAAGCATTATAGTTACCTTGATTAACGTTTGTATTGGTACCAGCTTGGAATACAATAAGAACTTTACCACTTGCTTTTGGATTAGCTGCATTTTGGCGTCTAATTGCTGCTTTAAAGAATTGTTTGATATAGTTTCCGTTATCAATAACATCTTTAAACTTATTAAAGTGATCTTCTGGTAAAGCTTGTCCTTCGCATTGTAAAAGATTTACGCTAAAGCCTGGTTTCTTCTCATATACAGACATAAAGAATAAACCAATTGGAGCAGTTAAAGAACCGTTTACACCGCCATTAAAGAAAATATTAATACCATCTGACTTTACAAGATTACTTGAAGTAACAGGTGTTCCAGCAACAGATAGTGTATTAATAGCCAATTCGGAATCTTTAAACCTAGCTCCAGTTTCTCCAGTATTTTTAGCTGCAAATGTAAGGTTTGCTGCACCAGCGTTAGTCAATCCACCGCCAATATTTCTGGTAAGTGCAAGATTAATTGACCCACCGTTTGGAGTACTTGAGTGTGTAAGTCTAAAATACAAAGTATTGTTATCAAGTTTAGAGGCCGAAAGCCAAGGATCACCATCTAACATTAGTTTATCAAATCTACCAGTTTGAGCTGAAGTGTTACTTGCAGTCATCATAAACCAATTAGTAGAGGCTGGTTGGGCTACGGAACTTGGATCATGTGAATAGAATCCCTGCTTTAGTGAACCAATACTAGTAGCTAATCTATCTTTTGACATTTCATTGTAAAAGAATGTAAAGTCCTCACCTAAACCACTAAAAGCAGCATTGGTAAAGTCATAGGATGAACCTAAATAACCAGCTAAAGTATTAGTATCTCTATTTAATCTAATAGTACCAGCACCAACCGTAGGAGCAGTTGCTCTATTGTCACCAGTTCCAACGTTAGAACCCAACCCAGATTTAAATGTATTTGATCCAATACCTACGGGATATAAAGGAGTAGCATAAAGATTGTAACCTTGATCAATTAGAACTTTGCTAATAGCATCAGCTAACCCGAATACTCTAGCTCCGAAGTCAATGTTACCTTGTGTTGCGGGTTCTCCGTAGTGGCAGTTAGAATCTCCAACAACCATGATTTCTAGGGAATCTCCGTACTTTAAGTTATCTATAAATTTACCCGCTAACACGGATCCTTTAACGCAATTTTCAATTGAATAAGACATTTATTCTCTCCTTTATTTTAATTTGCTTCTTAGCTTTGCACCAGTTTTGTGATAATCATACTCAACTCTTTCTAAATTAGAGTTGGTATTTATTGTTCCACCATTATAAATAATTAATACGGGTGTTGATGTAAGATCATCAATGATTGTTGCTGATGAATTAACAATTCCCGTGAATGTTTGTTGAGGCGGATTACCAGTACCTGGTATAAAAGGATACGTTCCGCTGCTTGCAAGGCTTAAATCAATTCCATTTGGATTAAATAAATCTCTGTAAGCTATACCAGACCACTTAGTGAAACTTGGAATAAAGGTGTATGGAAAACTAAGGGAATTATAGAGTCTGTTACCACGAAGAATTGCAAGTGTTTGTTCTTTAGTTATGGCTGGCATAGATTAGTTCCTTAAATAGCTGAAACCTTTAAACATACAACTTTATTTACATCAGCACTACCAGTACCCACTCTAGCAATTGCTGGTTTTTTAGCTTTACCATGAAACGGATAAACAAGACCTGGGGCAACAGCAATAGCATTACCACCAATCTTAATATTAATATGGGTATTGGTTCTAGTAGTTGCTTCAAATATAAAGTGGGTTGTACCATCAGGAACTGTTATTGCAGCATCATTAGTAATTTCAACGACCCCTAAAATTTCATACATTAGTGTATGATCCATACTCATTTCTTACCTCCACATCCGCAGGACATCTTGGGTTTCTTCTTAGAAGACGATTTCTTTTTCATTTCTTTGTACCTTTCTTCTTGGATTCCCAAGATACTGGTTTGGAACTTTTCTTTGCTTTGACACCTTTGCTTGTGCATTGTGCCTTGGTTGGTCTACAAGCGGGATAAGAGCCTCCAGACTTGGCAGACTTACGACCACAGGGTCCGCCCGTCTTACAGTTAACCCAGCCCTTACCATTGTTCCGCTTGAACCAACCATGCAGACCTTCCTTTTTCTCTAAGGAAAAGTCAGCCATTACTTCATGCCCTTCTTCATGGACATCTTCTTACCAGTCTTATTAGCAGCGGCCTTTGCATCGGCCTTGCCCTTGGCTGTGTAAGGAAATGATTTCTTACCTACTTTTGGCATCTTAGCGCCCTCCTTTCTTGGTCTTATTACCCCAGTTCTTGGCTCCTACCTTACGGCATTTAACCATAGAACCTGAAGCGTAAGCACTAGACTTACCTTTATATGCCTTCATAACTTTTTTATAACATGCATCTTTAGGCATAGATTCTAACTCCTAGGTTATTTGTTGAAACCCTTAAGGGTCTTAGCTAAATTGCATTGACGCTTAGTCTGGGTGGTTAACTTGCCACCCTTGCAATATGAGGATATGGATTTACCAGCTGCCTTGGCTTTCTTAGTCAAAGCACCTGGTCTTTTGATTGCATCTTTGATCCAGTTCTTAGCCATATTA